CGGCTATTAGCGCTGACCTAAAGGCACTAATACCTAACTACTTACCAGCCTGGACTAACCGCGACCCATCGGACTTTGGTATTACCCTAATTGAGCTATTTGCTTACATGGGAGACCTTCTTTCTTACTACATCGACCGCTCAGCTAATGAAGCGTTCCTTACAACGGCATCTCAACGCCAAAGCGTTCTACAGATTGCCAATATCCTTAATTACTACCCTAAGAATCTTCGGGCAGCCTCAGTAACACTAACTTTAAGCAATAGCGGTTCTTCAGCAGTTGTAGTGCCAGAGAACACACAGTTTGCTACTACCACTGTAGTAAACAGCCAAAATGCTCAGATTATCTTTGAAAGCCAAATGGCAGTTACTGTACCTGCTGCAACTGCAGGAGTCCCTGGAACTGTAACGGTGACTGCCCTAGAAGGTGGAACTGTAGCCAACGAGGCTACGCAAATATCTGACGGACAGTCCAATCAGATTTATAAATTAAGCCAAGCACCTGCTATTGACGACTCAATTGCCGTAACAGTCGATGGAACAACTTACGCTCGTGTTGTAAACCTGATTGACGCTGACTCTAACGACCCAGTGTACTCAGCAAGTATTGACGCAAACGGAAACACCTATATCCGATTTGGCGACAACATCAGTGGGCGTGTACCACCTGCTAATGCTGAAATTGTATTTACCTACCGAGTAGGTAGCGGCGCGGCAGGAAACGTACCTGCTGGCTCAATCACTAAGATTTTAAATCTTAACGCCTCTGGTATTACTGTTGCCCAGCCTTCCGATGCTTCAGGCGGTGCAGACTCAGAATCTACAGATTCTATTAAGACAAACGCTAACGCCAACATCTCTACCTTAAACCGTATTGTCTCCCTTAAAGACTACAACAACAAGGTCTCTGGAGGAGTAACTAACGCAGACAAGGTAAACGCTGTCTCTAGCGTATACACAAGCGTTACTTTATACGTTGCTCAAAAAGGTGATCCAGGTATTGATCCAAATACCATGGCGTACACAACAAACTTCTTAACACTTCAGCAAAACATTGCAACGTACTTAACTAACCTTACTCCACCAAACGTAACAGTCACTGTACTACCTGCTACTTATGTACCTATTGACGTTACAGTAACAATTACAATCCCAGACAAAATTCGTCAAAGCACCGTAAAGACGGCTGCTACGTCAGCAATCAATGGCATCTTGACCTTTGATGCGGTTTTGTTTGGCGAAACTGTTAAAGTTGACGATATCAGAAACGCAATATACGGACTAAACAGTCAAACTACTCAAGTATCAAGCCTGTCCGTAACTACCTTAGCCCGTCACAGCGGCTCTGGTGCTGCTGATGTGGTCTGTGCTGCGGGTGAGCTACCTTCATCGGGAACCATTACGGTTAACATCACGGGCGGAATCACAGGTTAAGGATAAACATGGCTGCTTACTACCCTTCGGGAATTGCTCCCTTTACGACTCACGTCAACGTCACGGAGATTATTGACGCGTCACACCCTAACAAGATACAGACAGAGGTTGTAGCACTTGAGGCTACGTTGGGCGTAAATCCTAACCTTTCTGGAGCTTTTAACGGAACGCTCGCATCATCCTCTAGCACTACCAACCCTGACGTAACTTCATACATCTACACAACAACAGGAACTACCTTTAACACTGTTGCTGACCGTATTACTAACGTAGAAAACATTGCTGTGCAGGCCTCAGCTAGCGCAGGTGCCAATATTTCTATCAACAACCAAACTGTTATTAACTTACTCGGCGGATACTAAGGACTAAAAAGTGGCTAACTACGGTGTCGACTATTACGGCAGAGCATTTTACGGAAACGTAAGCCTTGCTGATTTTGACTCGTCCCCTTTTTCAGCCCAATCAATTGACTACGGAAAGCTTTATCTATCATGGGCCACTCCTACAGGTGATTGGACCGGACTTCGTTTAGTAAGAAACGCTTACGGATTTCCACAGACAGCCGACGATGGGGACGTGCTTGTAGACGCTCTTTACGGAGCAAGCCCTACGTCTTATTACGACCCTTCACCTATTGGGTACACAGGCATGTTGCCACAGGGACAATACTTTTACTATTCAATTTTTGTTAAACAGTCAAACGTAGGTGTGTGGGTTAGAGCTGGTAACACCACAGGGCTGTCAGTTAAAGATTATAAAACTAGTACTTTGATGTACGACTACCTTCCTACTATTTACAAGATGCCTAGTTTGGACTCTGCGGTTGATGAGGCCGAAAACTCCCAACTTCGTTCGTTCCTGTCTATCTTTGGATTTTACTACGATCTTCTGCGTACTGAGACTGACGCTATTACTGCCCGCTATGATGTAAGCAACTTGCCAGGAAACCTTATTCCTGCAGTGATGCACCAATTTGGCTTAGAGTTTGAGCCTGAGCTAGGAATCAAGCGTGGTCGCTCCCTATTGGCAAACGTTGTACATATCAACCAGTCTAAAGGTAGCCGCCTAGGAATTATTGATTACATCAAGGCATACACAGGTAACGCTGCAACTATTACAGCTGGCAAAAACCTTATGCTTGATATCAACGACTCATCATTTGAGCAGAGCATAGGTGGGTGGACAGCCACTAACGCAACGCTTACTCAGCACGTACCAGCAACTATTACATCATGGTCAGTTACAGGAACTACACTTTCTGTAACAGTAAGCAGTACTTCTTACTTAGCAACTGGTAATGCTGTAATAATCTACGGCGGCACCGCGGTAGATGGGCCTTACACAATTTCAGGAATTACTGGCTCTGTCTTAACAATGACTATTGCTAGTGGCTACAGTGGTCAAACAGGAACGGGCGGTCGAATATCACGCCATGCCCCTTATCTAGAGACAGCAAATCCTTATGGAGCAGTTAACGCTAGAAACGCTACTCTCAAAGTAGTACCAACCTCTACTTCAAACATTGTTGCTAGCTGTATGCCATCAACTTCAACCCCGATACTTCACGGCGTGCCTGTAAACGCTGGAACTTCGTATGCCCTTAGTTTTTACGTATGGTCTGAAACCAACACGCGAACAGTTAAAGCGCAGATTTCCTGGTACGACCGAACAGGGACAATTATCGGCAGCCCAGTTGCGTCCTCTGGAACTACTTCCACTTTAACTGGTTGGACCAAAGTTTATAAAGCTGCTACAGCTCCAGCAGGTGCTGTGTATGCAGTGCCTCAATTTACTATTACATCACCAACTACCGCAGACGCGCACTTTATTGATGTTGTTCAATTTGAGGTCGGCGCTTCCGCAACGTACTTCCAAGAGTCACGTCAGTTGCAGATTGTTGTTGCCGCTGATCGTGTTAATAAGCTGGTTAACCCTAACTTTGAATCTTCTAGTGCGGCGCCGTGGACCATCACTGGTGGAACTTTACAAGTACAGGTTAACGAGTTTACGCCAAGTGCTTCCGATAACGTCCCAGTAAGTGGTGGAGCAGGTGAAATGTACGCCAGCGGAACCTCAGCAGTAACTCTAACGTCCGCGGCTACATCAGCCGACTACATGCCAGTACTTCCTGGGGACTCTTACACCTTTAGCGGATATGTTAAGTTGTCTGCGGATCAAAGCCCAACCGCCCCAGAGCTTTACACTGTTCAAATTGACTGGTACGACAACACCAACACTTTACTTAACAGCTCCTATAGCGGTTACTACTCAGCCACTCTTGCTGGCTACTCTAGATTTGCTTTAACAGCGCCATCCCCGTCTAGCGCAGTCTCAGCAACTGTAAGCGTCGTTTGGCCAAATCCAACACACTCTGGATATGCGCTACTAGTTGACTCGTTCCTATTTGAACGTGCTGCATCAGCCGCTGACTACTTTGACGGAAACTTTGGTTACGCCGACCTAGGTGACATCGGATGGGAAGGCACAGCAAGCCAAAGCCGTAGCCACTAGTACCGTAATCGCCACGCTACGCAGACCAGACTCTTGGCAACGCTACCTAACTACCTGACTCTAGGAACAAACTTTGCCATTTACTACGCACAGCCGTAGTATTGCCTTATGGCTACTTTATTTTTAGTTTCGGGTTTTACCGCTTTCTTTATCTCTGTCATTGAACAGTTAGTACCTCTACGTGCCATGAAGGCACTCGTGTCTATCCTGTTTTCAGCTGGTGGATGTTTGCTAGTAGCGCATCTTGACATTCGAACATTTGTTCTAACGACTATGGCTAGTTCTTTCTTTGGACCAATGCTTGCCCTAGCCGCTGACAGGTTATCTACCTTCCGGCCTGCCTTAGTTCAGCCAATTCGACCTCGCGAGTAGATCGGGTGTAGTCTTTCCCTCCTCTTTGAAAGGGAGGGCTCATGGCCGAACAGACTTACATTGTCATCTCTGGAAACGGAGAAACCAGTCGCAACAACGTCGAAGCGTTGGTCAGCGATTACATCGTCATGCTTAAGCAGGAAAAGAAAACCCCTGTAATTTTGCTGGTAGGGCAGAACCGGTTTACATTACCTCAGACATGGGCGGCTCAATACGCCAAGGACCTTGGGGTTGATTGTGTTGCCATCTCACAATCAACCCGTTCTGCTGAAAGCCTTAGTCACGCATCCTTTGCTTTAGCGGAAGACCCGTTTTCTGAGGCAGCAAAGATTGTCGAAGGTTCAGAGGCCTACGGATTCTTGGCGTGGGAAGAGGGAGACGAGGACTCTGCCCTTGCTCTTGAGGCATTGTCCAAGGTTGGGGTCAAATGCTTTGACCTGACAAACGGACTCTACGATATCGCGCCATCTGTAGGTACAGAGGCCGTAATGGTCCCTGTGAAGCCCGTAGAGCCAGTGGCTGTTCCTACCACCCTTCCAGAAGCCCCAAAGGCTCCTGAGGGCACCGAGGAACTGATCCGCAGAGTGGCTGACAGAATCGTGGAAGCGCTCATCAAGGAACTCAATGCTTAGTTTCCGAGCCATGGGCGTGTACATGCACCTACTCAGTTCTGACGAACCTATCTCAGCCGTTGCCTTGGCCGAGAAAGGTGCCGAGGGCGAGAAGGCTATGCGGGCAGCCCTTAAGGAGTTGCGGGATGCTGGACTCATAGAAACGAAGACTCTCCACGTCAACGGACGCCTGATGAAGGTGACCACGGTTGTTCAAAGCGCCGATTACAGAGCGGCAGAAACAGGCGTATTATCTCAGCTCAATGAGCTCTATAGCTACTACAGCCAAATAAACCTATTAGCTAGTAGCACTAATAGTTATATAAGCTTTGCTAATACAAAAACGGAGTTTTTGGAAGAAGAGAAGCACGAAGAGATTGGGGGAAAGATGGGTTACGACTTCTTCGGTTCTACCTCGTCACCTGACGACGACCTACTTGCCGAACGCCGTAAGCATGAGGCGGACAAACAAGCCGAACTCCTCGAGGCAAAAGCCAAGCACCATGAGGAGAAGGTTGAGTTGCGTGATCGCAAGAGAGCCAACCCTGCCGACTGGACATCTTCCGATGTAGCCAGAGAGTTCGCCAACATGTTGCACGATCGCTGGGACATCCCGCCATGGCAAGTTGGTAACACCCCGTTTTCTAAAGCGCTTTACACGGCTCGGGTCCGCTTCGGGACTGACGGTGCCGTAGAACTGCGGATGCTCCGCAACTTCTTTGCTCAGCCCAACGTCAAAGACATGAAAGACCCCGACATGATGTGGAAGTACTTCATCACATCGTTTAGTGCTTTGGCACAGCGTGCTAAGCTGGAAATGCCTAACGCCGAGAAGACTGCTAGGGTAGAAGAACTTGCAGCGAGATTGAACGCCTCGCTCTTTGAAGATTACGGAGATGATGCCTGATGTACAAGCAAGAGGAACTGAAGATACGACGCCGTACATGGCTGAAGTTATCTGGCATCCAAGACCACGCTGCCAACTCTGTCGGCTGGTTGCTCAACGCCTGCACTGACCTAGATGAAGATACCGCCCGCTCTGTCAAGGCTTGGGTTAACCATGTTAAGAACCAGCGAGTCATCCGTGCCTCAGGTGAAAAGCTTTGTGGCAAGGGCGTCATGATCTTTGGTGACCCAGGATTTGGAAAGACCACAGTGGCATCAGCAATGCTTCAGGAAATGATTACGTCGTTCACCCTTGAGTCATTTAACGTCTCAGATAACGTGTTGATCCGTCCTGTCTACTTTGCATCCTTCAACAACTTGATTGCCTTAAAGGGCGAGATCATTGGTGGAGATGCTTCCGAGTCCGACGTCAAGTTGCTTCAAGGAGTTATGGGAGATTGCAAAGACGACGCACATAACATCCGTGTGCTTGTTATAGATGACATTGGTAAAGAGCACATGAGTCA